AAGCATTCAAAAGAGTCGTCGAGATTGTTGGGTCAAAGGCTGAGATCGCCCGACAGTGTGGGGTCAGCGGACAACATATCCAGAAATGGAAAAGCAGGGTTCCTGCGATCCATGTGGTAAAGTTGGAAAAGTTGACAGGTGGAGCGGTTCGACGCGAAGAATTGCGACCAGATGTTTTCTACGATTAGTGGTCAGTCCCTCCTCCCCTCCTCCCTCCCCTGTTGTTGTGAGGGGCTGGCCCTTTTATTTGCTCCACTTCGGTGGCAGAGGCTTGTACGCAAAAGCGTACGGGTGCGGGTGGTTGGCCCGTTGAGCAGAACGACCAAAGACAATTTGCTTGAATCTGGGCGTCTTAGTAGGAACGCCAAATTGAACACTCGTTAAAGGTGGCAAAAACCCTCCCCCCCAGTTGATATATGGGTATGGGAGGTGGGCAACGTCTGGGCCAGCGTGGAAGTGGTCGAGTGAAAATACGGACTAGCAATAGAGACTAAGATTGGTAGGGGCCACCAAACCCTACTAAATGTCACCTTATGTCTAAACGAAAGAGGGAGAGAGTCATGGATAGAATGGATGCAATACTAACCAAACTAAGTGAACGCATACACGAGTGGGAGGCGGCGAGTGTTGAGGCAATAGAGGCAGAGACGACGTTCAAATCTTTTGAGGCTGCCATGCAGAAAGCTCACATGGATTCAGGTAGTAGTGCTGCGAAAGCGCAAACAGAAACCAGATCGAGCCTAGACTGGGCTGGATATTACAAAGAAGTGCAGTTGGCTAACCTAAAGGCAGAGAAGATCAAAAAGCAGATCATGCTCGGTCAGTTGATGTTCGACGCAGAGCGCACTAAGCAAGCCAATCAACGTCGAATTGTCTGATGGCTAAGAAACAAACATCTGCAATGCTTCGCGCTAAGGCATTGAAGACGCTACAGAAACTTGCAAGAATCAGCGCGGCTGATGACAATGGATACTGCCAGTGCGTCTCGTGTGGAAAGCTCGACCACTACAAGAACATGGACGGCGGACACTTTATTCCAAAGGGATCATCTAGTCGGTGGGCATTAGATGAGCAAAATGTCCATCCTCAATGTAAGGGATGCAATGGGTTCGGCATGAAACATGGAAGCGCAGAAGCTCAGTACACGATCTGGATGCTGGATTGGTATGGGAAGGACGCAGTGGAGTATATGCTGGCGACCAAGAAAGACCCTGTGAAGTATTACGCTGCCGACTATCGTGAAATGATAGAAGACTGGGGCCAGCAGATTATGGCCCATGAAAGACGCATTGGGGAGCGCGGCAGATGAGATCCCCACGGGCTATTGCGCAAGACATGGTTAAGGCTATGGACGCAGCAGCCAAAAAGGTCTGGGACTCTGAACCAAAAAAAGAATCGGATGAGAAGCTAAAGGCATTGGTGTTTGCCCATGTCTGCAATTCATACGCAAGGCGAGGGGGCTATGGGAAGACCGAAGTTACCGACTGATCCTGAAGTATTCGCAGCAGAGTTTGAGTCTTTGGGCGGCACCAACTTGGCTACCAAGTACAACGTCTCGGTCAGAAACGTCTTTTCCAAGCGAAAGCGGGTGGAGGGTATTCTCGGCAGGACTTTAAGCGTCCCAGCGCACTTAACAAGGGTTAAAACGCCAAGACCGTCAGTTCGTCAGGTTTTGGAGGTCGAGAAAGATATGACCATCCTTGCGGGATCGGACGCGCATTATGAAATCAACACAGTAACCACTGCCCACCTTGCCTTTGTTGAACTAGCCAAACAACTTCGGCCTGACGTAATAGTCCTGAATGGTGATCTGTTGGATGGCGCAAGCATTAGCCGACACGCTCCAAATGGGTGGGAGGAAAGGCCCACAGTCGAGCAGGAACTCAACGCTGTTCGCCAACGGTTAGAGGAAATCGAGAAGGCTTCGCCCAGCTCCAAACGATACTGGGTGATGGGCAACCATGATTCTCGGTTTGACATGAAACTGGCTGACGCTTTGCCGCAATATAAAGGGGTGCCAGGATTTAGCCTGCGAGAGCAATTCCCAGCGTGGATATTCTCAACAAGCCTATGGGTTGAGGGTGCAGAGCGACCAATAATGATACGGCACAAGCCAATCGGCGCAGGCATCACGGGCGGACACAGAACCACGCTGATGTCTGGAACGCATACCGTCTCAGGCCATACTCACCACCAAGAAGCGAAGCCATTCAGTGACTACACAGGAACAAGGCTTGGTATTCAATTGGGTACGATGGCGGAGCCTCATCAGCCGACCTTCGATTACGCAGAAGACGCTCCAAAGAACTGGTCTTCGGGCTTTGCAGTGCTGTCGATCAAGAACAACTTTCTCTTGCAGCCTGAATTCGTCAGGGTTCATAGCCGACACGAAGTTGGGGAATACGAGTGGCGCGGGGAGATTCATCGGGTAGACTACGAATGATGAAAGAAATCGAACCGTGGGAATACATTGTAGCTAACCAACTCAACTTCTTGAGCGGGCGAGTTGTTCAATTGGTCACGGAATACGGGGTGACAAAAGACATTCAAGTTCTGGAAGAAGCCTGCCGTGATCTTGCTACACTTGTGCAACGAGAACGCTTCATTG